GCCGTTCTTGGTGATGACAACTTCGTCATCCTGGCTTCCACACTGGTTGACAGGTTCTCAGTTGAGGTAATTATTGAGAAAATGAAGAGTTTTTACGCTGAATGCGGCTTCATTATCAAAATAGAGTGGTCACATGACCCTACCTCAGTAGAGTTCTTATCCTGTCGCTTTTATCCAGTTGGGAATACCTACCTGTTGGGACGAAAACCCGGGAAGGTATTGGCGAAACTTGGCTATGGTCTGGCCACGCGCCCGAGGAAGCAAACTGAGTACTACCAATTGTTCAAGGGAACACTCTTGTCGCTGCAGTCGACCGGTGCACACGTACCTTTCCTCCGTGTGTACATTAGCACCTGCCTCAGCTACTTGAACAATGTGGACCCACTCTTTGACGGTGATGCTGTGCATCGATCACAAGATGACACAGTAGTGAGTCCCACTTCTGAGACCTATGTGGCTTTTCAACTCCTTTATGGTTTTGATCGCCACGATGAGGAACTGTTTCGACAGCAACTCAAGAAAGGAATTGGAAAGTATGGGTTCTCCTGCCTGCTTACTTCGGATTATGTTGAATCTCTCCTGAAAACTGATCAGGGTGTAGTTGACGAACTACCGCGGGAAGACGGATCCCGAACAGGAATTAACGACTCCTTAAACAATAACGTTACTCAATTTTAACATATGAAGAAGAAGAAGAAAGGACGTGGACGTAGGGCCAACACTTCAACAACTAACAGACGCAAGCGGGCACCAAACGCTAGCGGAACCGTAATCACCAACCGAGGCTTCTTACAATCGATGCGAATCAAGCACAAGGAAATGATTACCTCAATTGATATCCCTGCAACTGCAGGGGTTCTCGAGACTTTCGAGATCAATCCTGGACTAATTGACCAATTTCCCTGGCTCGCACCAATTGCACAACGGTTTGAGAGTTATTACTTTCATTCCCTAGCCTTTCACTATGTGACATCAGTACCAACCACCACCAGTGGCTCCATAGCCATTGTTCCAGACTATGACCCAGCTGACGACAACTCGTTAGCTTCGAGAATGGAACTAATGACTTTTCAGGACGCCACAAGGGGACCATGGTGGTCTGACTTCAAAATGACATGTTCAACTTCGAACTTGCGCAAAATGAAGACATACTTTGTTCGAGGAACCAGCTTGTCTGGTGACTTGGACATCAAAACCTATGATGTCGCCCAACTCCATCTGCACAAAACAGGTAGTGCTGAAGTCAATGGGGGTGGTGAATTGTGGGTGGAGTATGATGTTCAATTACTCACCCCACAAATCAAACATGAAAGCGAAGCCTTAGGTACTCACAAAAGGACGCTCATTATTTATGACGCCACCACTGGCGCACCAGTCAATCTTGGCTCGATCAAGAATGACATGGACGCTGAGGTGTATCTTGGTCGAACTGGAACTTCTTTCGACTGGGGAGTGAGGACACCTGGTCTTTACGATGTCTGCATTGACACTGTGGAGAATGTCACACCGAACACAATCACATTACTGAACCCAGTATTGGACGACTCGGTGCGGGACAGCACATTGTCATCAATCCAGAACTTCTTAGCTAGTGGGAATGTTCAAGCTACCTACAGGGCCATAATGGCAGTTCTGGAAACGGCGGATTACCCAAATGCTACTGCTCGAGTAAACATGGAGCAGACTGTTTCGGCTGGCACTGGCGAAAACTGGATTACAATCACTGAATTGTTACCCGGAAATCCTTTCCGAGACAAAGCTCTCAAGCTAGTCAAGGAAAAGTACGGTCACGAGAAACATGATCGGTTCGTCAAGTTTCTCGACCGTAACAAGAAAAAGTGCAAGCCGGTTGAAGTATTGAAGGAGAGAAAGACTGGGACCGACGAGCCCGGACTTACTCTCGAACAGTTCAAGAAATTAGGTGAGCTGTTCAAAATCTCCCTTGAGAATTTCAAAGTAGTCGAATCCGGAGACATATAAGGGGAACG